GCCATCGTAAAACGCCCGATGCAGCGCATAGCCCGCGGCATTTGCAGCGGCGACGCTGGCGAATGCGGAATACGGCTTGATGTCCACGCTGTTGACGGTGTAACCAGCATAGGTTGGGTTGTCGGCATGATTGATGCGGTAGTAGAACGCAGGCACCCAGACCATGATCGAGCCGTCGGAATACTGATAGTTGCCGTAGTTCTCCGAGGCCGGGTCGGAGGTGCCCGCCAGCGCGGCATATCCGGCAGGCAACGACGGGCAGATGCCAACGCCGAAGCCTTGCTTGCCGGGAATGCCGATGTTGTTGATGGCGGCAGCATTGCTCACCACGCCCAGGATGGCGTGCTCGATGATGTGCTGGGAGATGTTCATTGCAGCACCCATCCGCTGATGGCCGTTACCTTGCCGGAAGCGTAGGTGTAGGTCTGCCGCCAGGTCTTCACGCCGTCGGTGACTTGGGCATAGTTGAGCGTTCCGTCGGCGTTGTAGGTGTAGGTCTGTGGCAAATCGTCCGGGATATAGTCGCCATTGGTCGCAGTTGCTACCTGCTGCGCGACGACCACCTCGGCATAGGTGCCGTCGCCCATGTCTTTCATGCGCCGAGCAGGCCCAGTTATACCGTCTATATTTTTTAGCAAAACGTCCGACATAATGATCTCCTGTTATTTCACAGACTTGTTCCTGCGATGCGCCGAAGCTGACGGAGCGCTTTTTCCGTCAGGCTCCTTGGCGGCGGGGCTGCCGGAGTTGACGTACCTGGCCGCGCTGCACTCTTCGACCAGGTGCCGGGCAAAGGCGGCATCGGTGCGCAGGAGATCGCCGGGGCCGAGGCTGCCGTAACGCGACGTGATCACGGTTGCGGTGATCTTGAGTTCTACCAGTTCGTTCATGCTGCTCTCCTGTCGGCAAACACAAGCGGCCCGCGCGGGGCCGCTTTAATTTGCCGGCGGGTTATGCCGGGGTCAGGTCGCCGGCACGGACGGCTGCCGGGACTTCCGTTGCCAGCGCCAGACGGCGCTCGGCGCGGATGGTGATGAGGTTCTTCGTGAAGTTGTCGCTGTCGGAATCGGACATCTCGACCACCACGCCCTCGCGGTTATAGATGGTGTAGGCCTGGCCGAAGGCACCGACGGCCACGTTATCCGCAGTCATGCCGACAGACTGGATGACCGGCACGCCGAACAGTCGCGGCTGCCCGCCTTCGGAGACGCTGTAGAGCGTCTGGCCGGCGGCGGTGGTGAGCAGGTCGATCTCGATGGTGGCCCAGTCCGCCGGGTTCAGCAGGATGCCGTCTGCCGGGTAGCCGGCGGCCCAGGTGTCGGCGATCATCTTGCGGATCAACACCAACTTCTTCAGCGTGCTGCCCAGGTTGGCGTTGGCGTAGCCGTGGGCGGTGAAGTTGCCGCTGTCCAGGATGCCGCTGATGTTGGGCGCGGTACCGTCGCCGGAGACCAGCTGCGTTTCGACCTTGCGGTTGACGCCGTATTTCAGGCGGTTCTCGACGTAGGCTGCCAGGGCGGCATTGTCGGCGGCCAGCTGGCGGCTGATGCGCAGGTAGTGCGCCACGGTGCTGATCGGCATGTTGACCAGCGTCCAGGTCAGCGCGGATTCGGCCTTGGCGGCGCCTTCCGCAGCTTCAGCCGCGTTGTTGGTGAAGGCGTTTTCCTTGGTGAACTCGACCGCGTTGCTGGTCGTCGGCACGCTGTTCAGGAAGGATTCCAGCGTGAGGATGGGCGAAGCACCAGGCACCACGCCGGGCTTGCGATCAGGCGCGACGGTGGTATCGGAGCCGGTCAGGGTGTTCTTGACTTCGACGCGCATCTTGTTGGTGGCGCCGCCAATGAAGTCCTTGTACTTGTCGGACTTGACCAGCTGGTCGCCCCAGCCTTCTGCCTTGGTTTCCTGATCCTGCTTGGCGCTGCCCTTCTGCTCCAGCTGCAGCATGCGGTCGGCGATCTCCAGCTGCTTGGTGCCGATGGCCTCCAGCGCGGCCTTGGTGTCGGCAGATACGGTGCCCAGCTTGGCCTCGATCTCGGCCTTAGTGGCAAAATGATCCAGTGCGCCCTCGATCTTTTCGAGAGACTTGATAATGGCTTCAGACATGTGATTTTCCTTTCTTAACGAGAATGTTTGCGGCTGTGGCCACAAATGCGGCCAGCGCCTCGGCTTTTTGCGTGACCTGTTCGTCATCCGCATCCGGCGCGGCATTCAGAACGGCCTTGAAACGTGCGATCAGGTGTTTGGCCTGGTCGCGGGTGAACGGCCCAACGTCACGCAGCAACCGCTCGAATTCTTTAATGCTGGAAATCTGCTCGATGTCTTCCGATTTGACGCTGCCGAGGTCGATGCGCGCGGCGCCGTCTGCCGGGAAGATCACCGGAGAAACTTCAACCAGGGTTGACCAGCGGCGGATGATGCGCCCACCGTCGGCGGTTTCGTCATAGTCGCCAGCCTTGAGGTATCCGCCAATGGACAATCCATCCAGCGTGCCGTGGTGCAGCGCCGCGTGTACCTCTGCAGCCTTGGCGATGCCTGGCGTGAATTCGCCTTCGACGTACAGGCCATGGTCGTCTTCCTTTGCCACGATGTACTTGCCGATTGGCATGCTCCATTCGTGGTTGTAGAACATGCGCGGCTTGCCGTTGTTTCGCAGCGTGTAGTCGAACGCGCCACGCAGGATGGTGTCACCATAGGAATCGACGCCGCCGAATACACTGGCATAGCCAGCAAAGTTCGCTGTGTCGCTCTTGACCTTGATGTCGCAATCACTGAGCGATAGTGTTTTCCGAACCAGCATTTGCTGCCCCTTCCATTTTTCCAAGCATGTCAATCGGCACCAGGTTGACCTGCGCGGTGAGCGCATCGCCACCGGCAAGCGGCGGGTCGTTTTCCAGTTGCCGGCATTCGTTGCGGGTCTTGAGTCCGTTCTGCACGGCCTTGGCATAAACTTCCATGCGATCCTTGATGTTGGCGCGCAGCAGCCCTTCGAAATTGAATTCGACGGTGTAGCGCGCGCGCTGCGCCGGGGTCATCACGCGCTTGCGCAGCGCCTGCTCTATGGTGACCAGCCCGGGGCGGATGGTGAACTTGTAGAACCCCTCGACGATCTGTTCGATGCCGCTGCCCCAGGTGGTGACGTTGCTGTGTCCGACCAGCACCGGCGGCACACCGAACCATCGGCAAATCTCCTCGACCGTGAACTGGCGTGTGGTGAGCAGCTGCATGTCTTCCGGCGACAGGTTGATCTGCTCATATTTCATGCTGGCTTCGAGCACGAACAGGCGCGAGGTGGTGCCGGAGGCCATTTCGGCGAAATTAGCTTGAATGGCGCGGCGCTGTTCCTGGTTGAGTACCTTGTCCACCATCAGCACGCCGGTCGGCTTGCCGCCGTTGGCGAATAGCTTGTTCGCCGAAGTCTGCGCGTTGGCGGCTTCGTTGGTGGTGGCCTTCATGTAATCCAGCCGCGCCAGGCCGATGGTGCCGTTGCCCATCTCCTTGAGATGCAGCACGTTCTCGGCAGCCAGAACGGCCACGTCGTTGTCGATGCGGTACAGGTAGACCACGGAGCCATCGGCCAGCACCTGCATCTGCACCTGATCGGCAGACATCGGCCACAGCGCAATCGCTTCGCCATTGGCGCGGCGCTCGATGCGGGCATAGCCATTGCCGCGCAGCAGCAGGTTGAGCAGCAGCGCCGTCCAGAATTCGACGGGCGTCATGCGGCTGTTCGGGCTTTCGTGCAGCAGCTGCCACAGGCTTGAATCGCGGGCGAGTTCGCGCATGCCGTTGACGTTGGCATAGACCATCAGCGGCAGCGTGGCGATGGTCTTGGCAATGCGCTCGACGCACCCCCACACGGCGGATAGCTGCATGGCCTCGTCGGCAATGACGGTCGGCACGCCATCCACCAGCGCAGTCGCTGGAGCGCTGCTTTGCTGGCCGGAGCTGTCGCCAAGCGCGCGGCCGCGCCACCAGCCGTAGAATGTGTTGAGGATGCTCATCCGATGATCGGTTCCTGTAGAAAGGCGCTGATGTCTTCTTCTGTCTGCGCGTTGATGCGTCCGGCGGCCATGATGGCGGCGACGATGCCGTCCACGCGCCCGGTGGCGCGCTCTTTGGCAACCTTGCGATTTCCGGCGGGGTCGTTCATGACTACGGCGTTTGCGGCGCACCAGGTCATGACCGGGTTGCCATCGTGCCGCAGCCGCCTATCCAGCAGCATGCGCTCGAATTCGTCAACGGCTGGCGCCATGTCCTTAAAGCCCTGACCAAACGGCACCAGCGGCGGCAGGCTCACGCCTTCCTGCATAATCAGTGCCTTGAAATCCTCGATGCGCCAGCGGTCGTAGGCGATCTCCTGCAGGTCGTAGCGGCTGGCGAGTTCGGCCAGCTTGTGCAGCACGGCGAGCTTGTCGATGGCGCGGCCGGGCAGCGCATGCAGCCATCCGGCGTCGCGCCAGGCGACGTAGGGCACGCGGTCGCGGTCGGCCTTGTCGTGCAGGCCGTCGCCCGGCAGCCAGAACTGCGGCTTGAGCCGCCACACCGGATCGGCTTCGACCGGCTCGAACAGCAGCACCAGCGCGGTCAAGTCCTGCGTGCTGGAGAGGTCGAGTCCGCCCCAGCAGCGCCGGCCGTACAGCAGCGCTTCGTCAAAGCCGTCTTCCGGCGCGCAGCCGAACCAGGCATCGGAGCCGATCCACGGGGATTCGGCTTCGACCCACTGGCAGAAATTCAGCCGCCGGACTATGGATTCCTTGCCGGGCATGCCGCGTGCCTGGGTGACCTGTTCGCGCAGGTAACGCAGGGTCGGCAGGCCGTGGCGCAGGCTGGGGTTGACCTTGTGCCAGCAGCGCTCGTCCTTGAATGGGTCTTCGCCTTCGTCCAGCGCGCAGATGTAGGCGAAGAAGCTGTCGTCCGCGATCTGGCCGGCGGCGACCTTGGCGCCGTAGTCGTGGTATTCCCAGCACACCGAGGTCTTGCTGGTGCCGCTGTTGGTGATTCCGAACAGCAGCGGCTGGCGCCGGCCCTTCTGGCCGGCCTTCATCATCTCGACCACGTAGCCGGTGCGGTGCTCGTGGATTTCATCGAGCAGCCCGATGTGCGGGCGCGGGCCGGATTGGCCGTCGTCCGCGCTGATCGGCCGGAAAAAACTGCCCTTGGCGTGGTAGGCCAGGTTCCAGGTGTTCTCGCCGACACCGGATTTGACCAGGCGGCCGGCGAGTTCGGGCGAGAGGTCGCGCATGGCGACGGCATCGCGGAACAGGATCATGGCCTGGTCTTTTTTGGTGGCGGCTGCGTAAATTTCTGCGCGCGGCTCGTTGTCAGCCATCAGCCCGTACATGCCGATGCCGGCGGCGAGCGGGCTCTTGCCGCTGCCCTTGGCGGTCTCGACGTAAGCCATGCGAAAGCGCCGCAGGCCGCCGGCATCGGCATGTACGGGCT